GTTTTACCTCGTCGCGTCCTTCTTTGAGTGACAGGTATTGCGACCAAATTTCGTCGACGATCCCATACCGCGCAAGCTTTTGCATTGTTTCGTCACTAACGTATCCGCGACCGTCTTGCTTAAACACGATACCCTTAACGCCTGGCGGATTTTGAATGTCTTTTAATACGATCTTGCAAACCGTGTGAGCCCACTTGCCCATAGCTAACATCGGCGTTTTATCTTCGTCGAGTCCGCGTGTTTGGCTGTCTTTGATTGATGCGTCGTCTTTTGCGCTGATTTCTAGATTTAGGATAAAGACGGTTGGTTCTTCTCCGTTTTTCATGACGAGTTTATCAGCATTCGCAATGATATCTAATTCGTACTCTTCGCGGTTAGATGCTTCTTTGTCGATAGCCCCATCGCGTTTTGAAATGAAGCGCACACAACTAAGTTTTCGTTCGTCTTCGACAATCGCCATTGCAAACTCCGTTTATAAAAAAAATGACCGCCTGATCATAAAATGATGAAGCGGTCGGAAACATTTATGATCGTTAAACGAATGCTAACACTACCGGAACGAGATAACAATAGGATCGCGTGCGCCTGGTTGCGATTGATAGAGCGTGCCATCGAACGTTACGGGTGTCGTGCCGTTCTCCGGTAGATCGATCGGCGGTACGCTTACGATCCACTTGCTAAAGTCTACCAGCAAATAACGACCGCTACCGACTGTCCCGATAATCAATTCGCCGTCTAGCCCACCAAACGCGCGACTTTGTACTAGATCGCCGAGATTTTCATTTGACAAATCGAGGGTAACGCTGAGTGCCCATGTCGCCCGATTACCGGCAGCAAAGCCTTGATTAGTCTCGTCGCCGAAACAGTTATTTAGGTCGATGTGCTCGTTAGTAAGCGATAGCTCGATATTAGTCGCGCAAACTGTGTTACCGCTGTCAGTAAATTTGAACGATCCCGCGAGATCGGTGTAAATCGCATCACGTCCCGTCGCTTGAACGGCCCCAGGGTGCCAAAACACGAGGTAGCCGTTATCTGGGATAGATACCGCTGTCGATACGACTACTGTCTCCGTCATCAAATTGACGCTAGATACGCTTAGAGTGCCGTCGAATCCGGCTAAGATCGTGCGACCGTCGGGATCTACTGCCATGACGCGAGCGCCAACAGTGAATCGTTTAGCATGGCTTGCATTGAGGATAACGTTAGCAGACGATACGACAGCGCCGTTTAACTGACCAATACCAGCGATCGAGCCATCTGACCCCATACCAGCAAACTTTTGCGTAGCTGGTGCGTCGCCAGGCGCCGTCAATGTCCAGTCTTTAACGTAAGCGCCGGTAAAATATTCGCCGAAAATCGTCGATGCTTTGACGACTGAGAAAGTGAAATTGGGGAGACCCTGTGTATAGTCGATCGAAATGCCAGGAACGACCGTTTCTACCCCTGTCGCGCTCTCTAGTAGCAGTCTAACTGCTGCATCTAGCGACGCCCCCGCTGATCCGCTCATGTTAAGCATCGCGTCAAAATCGAAATCGACGACTTTTTTGCTTTTGATGATGCCACTGTGGAAGCGACCGGATCGATGCGGATTGCTCTCGATCGGTTGAGTAAATTTGATGCCGCCGGTCGTGTAGAGGAAAAAATCTTGATCATCTGTACCGACGGTCTCAGTACCGGCGTTAGCGACGCCGAGCTTGAGGTTATCGGCGACGTTGTTAGATACTGCGGGAGTGATTACGACAGACGTAGCAACGCCGGTCTTTTGCGACCATACGGTATATTGATCGGGACCAGCGCCGTTAAATTGTACCCATGCTCGCGCATCCTGACCGTCAGCAATCAAAGCTGTATTGATTGCTAGCTCTAATGCCGCTGCGATTAGTGCGCCCGTATTTAGACCGACAACCGACGGGATAGTAGCGGTTACAATTGCGCCACCGTCTACGGCGATTTTGATCGACGTATCAGTTCCGGCAGAAATGTCGGTAGATGCGGTGACCGCACCGAGCGACTTCCCTTGTGTACCAATTCGCGGTCGTTCGAACGTGCGTTCGATTGCTTCGCGACGTACGAAAATCGCCGCATCGATACCTAAGTTGATACCTTCGCGGTTACCGGCCACAATCGCAGCAAAGTCAATAAGGGAACGATACTTAGCCATGTTCAAATCTCCGCTAAATGTTTAAACGACGTAGCCGGTACTAGCGGCGTTGCATATAAATCATAATTCGGTCGGCGTCGTATGATACTCGATCAAGTGAGTCATAATCGCAAACCGATTTCCCTCGATCAAATTCAAATCTGGCTCGATATTTACCGTCAAAACGTTAAACGGTTTGCCGTTCCAAATTCGCCAAGCGTCTGTGCGTGTAGCTGTTGGACTATTTGCGTAGATCGCTTTGTTGATATCTCTACAAAAGTTTAGCATATCTTGGCTCGTTGCGTCTGCCCGATGGATTAGTTGCAAATCGATAAACCAAGCGCCGCGTATACATTGATGTTCGTGTTTTATTTTGTCGGGACCAGCGATAACCAACACCGCCGGTAATTCGTAATCGTCGAGATCAAGCCCCATGGGTATCTGATCCGCGAATACTTTTATAATGTTAGTATCGTAACCGTTTGCCGTCGTTACTGTCGCGATCGCTGTCGCTAACGATGTAAAGATGTCGCCCTTTTTACTCACGTCGTGCGCCTCATTGACATTGCTATGCGTTGCCTTGCGATTTGCGGATAATTGAGCAACGCCTTGTTTATCCCGACGCGCAAGAACGATCGCTCTGGCATCTCGACCGAATCTTTAAGCACGAATAGCGGTACGATTTCGGGATCGCTTCGGCCTTTCATAAACTCGTAAGCAGCGATCAAATTGCCGCGCTTGCTGCGAAACATTTTGAAATGCTTAGGATCGGTTTGTTTTGCTGCGATAAACTCGCGCGGCGTCATACGTCGAAATTGATCCGCATCTCCGCCCCATTGCTTAAGCCAAAGATGCTTCGCTTTTTTCGGGTAAATCTTACCGCCGTATTCATGAATGCGAGCGTAGGGTATGCCGCGCGTGCCCAATATCCCCACCGGCATCTCATTGTCGCTCTTTTGTTTTAGCCCCGTGTAGATCGAGTTTAAGAGACGCCCTGAGAGTTTACGATTATTGCGCCCGCTGAAATTGATAATCGCTTGCCGTTTGGCGTTAGCTTCGGCCTCGGCGAGGAAAATCAGCATCGCCTCGATACGCCCGCGAGTTACTGAGTCGGATACGTTCGCGAGATATCCTGGTAGGTCTGTGATAATGCGAGTCGTTGCCATTATGGATTCCTCGTCGCCATCGGTTGTACCGCAAACTCGAAGTTGGTGCGGTACTTTTGCAACATCGAGATAGCCTCGGCGGGTAGTCCCGTCGCTGAATCCCAACCGACCATCGAATCAGCAAACGATTCGGATTCGTCTTTTTTAGATCGCCCCGATAGGCCGATCGATTTGCGCGACTTGCGTCTGAACTTAGCTTCGACCGAAAGTAAAATCGCTTCCTTCACGTCCGCCGGTAAACTTGCATAGCCGTAGGTGTAATCGACGCGAACGATCGAACGCCCTCGCGTTTGGCCGAATGCTTTTAAAACGATGTTAGTCGGCAACACTTGATAAGACGTTGTTTCGAGCACGTCGCCGCCAGCGCCGAGCGTATCAACGCCCAGCTTGACAGCTTGTACAGACGTAATCGGCCAATTACGCGGAACGATACAATCAGAGCCGTTAGAGTCTAAAATCTCGTTGACGACCGTCGTTAGAGCGAATGTCGTTTCAACGTAATTTAATACCGCTGTCTCGACAGAGTCGCGCATAAGCGTAAGGACAGAGTCTTGCGACGTATCGCTTACCTGTATACCCAGCCACGGTTTTACGTCTGCATTTAAGTCTACTAGCGGCATTTCTCGCCCTCTTTATTTGCGACGCTTTTTAAACGCTGCTTTTTTAGATCCCATCGAACGATCTTCGGCCATTATCGCCTCTGCTGGCCCTTGTTCGATCGTGTCTAGCGTGTCAAATTTGTCGTTTTCAACTAGCGTATTATGCTGCCTTACTTCGTAGCTGCCGTTTGCTAATAGTCGCGACAACCGCACCGGCCTAGGCTCTTCGAGATACGCTCGATATTTTAAATAAATATACCCAGCAAGAGGCGCTTTAACTAAAAGAGAATCGCCATGTCGGATAAGACAACCGCCGCACTCGTCTATTTTTAGAGCGTCGATATATTTTAAACGCGATCCGCTCATTAACTCATAAACCGCCATACGATCCCCCGTAATGCGCAAAAGCCTCGACCTCAACGTGCGAGGCCAAGGCTTTTGTGTGCTATCGACTATAAAACTTAAGCGGTTTTAACATCGATTGCCATTACGACGCTACGCTCGTTTGCTGATTGTGGGATACCAGCAAACGCATGTCGCGCTTTTGAAGACATAAGCATGTTGTCGCTGCTTGGCAACGAAGGTGCAGCCCAAACGCGAGGCGCTTGACGTACCCAGTTTGTAAAGCGTGACTTTTGTACGAGTAAACAATATGTACGTGTTCCGATAGCTGGGTTAGATGTCTTACCGTCAGTATCGAGATCCTCGCGAGCATATTGACTCTCGACGCATTCGACGCCAAAGACGGGAGGTACTTGACCAGTTACGTTAGACGCCAGCGATCCGAATGCGAACGCTGTAAACAATTCTGGGATCGCGCCGGTAACAAGATCGTGACCAACGGTGCAACCAAAAATGTAAACGAGATCTTTTTTCTCGGATGCTTGGCAGCCCATCTTTTTGAGAAGGGTTGCGAACATTGCTTTAGACGGTGTGTCGTTAAGAGCGAAAACGATCGCGTTACCGCCGACGAGAGTTTCGTTATCGAATGCAAGACGACGCAGACCTTTCCACGCTTTGCTGAAGTGCTTCGCTGAAGCTGCTGCGGTATCATCATCCATATGCGGTGATGTAGTATCACCGTCAAGCAACGCGCGTTCGTAGCTTCGAGCAATACCGCGTAAAACTTCTTTACGCAATTTGTCGATAATTGCTGGGGACGAGTCGTCGAGAAGGTCCTGAGTGATTTTAACGTGTACGACGTTGTTTTTGCTCTCGACGATGTAGCTCGATTTGGTATTCGCTTGCTCAGTAAATACGCCGTCGTCGCTTTCTAGCTCGCCTTCGAGAAGACCTAGAGCCCCAGGTACTCTAACGAGTGAAGATGTCATTGGTAGCTGATCGAATTTATCAGCTAGAAGTTGTGGAATTTCGAATTCTTCGAAGTAGAAACGTGATTGAACGGTATCAATAAACACGTCGAAATCAGTGATGTCGAACGCTTTCGCTGCAGTAACGAATGTACGCCACAAAGGAACGGATTTGATTAGCTCTTTAGTAGGGTGCTTAGTTTGACCTTTTACGCACGCTTGAATCTCGCAGTTATTGTACAATTTTTTCAATTGCAACAATCTCATACGGGTAGAGTCTTTTAGACCGTGACCGTTTTTGAGTGTCATAGATTTGCGCGAACCTAAATTTAGAGGAGCGGCGCTGGTGCGGTCGTCGTCGTCGCGCAATCGTTTACCGAATACGTCGCCGAAGTTGATAGAGCCGTCTTTTTGCTCAGTAAGCAACATTTTAACCGCTGCCATGTCGCTCGCATAAAGAACTTTCGGTGTGTGATTAGCTGGTGCGCTCTTGCTGCCAAGAACTTCCAACAATTTGTCGCTGCTCGATTGATCTGCCATTTTCGTAAACTCCCAAAATTTTAATTAATAAACACAATAAACGATCGGGAGTTTACCCTTTCGTCTTACCTTCCAAGACGCTCAACATGATCGACGATAGTTTTTCGAGTTTGTCGCTAAGAGCGTCGACGGTCGCTTTTAGCTTTTTAGATTCATCTGATTTCGGAGCTTCTGGCTTTGGTGCGTCTGGCTTCGGCGCTTCTGGCTTCGGTTCTTCTGGCTTCGGTTCTTCAGTAGCGTCTAGTTCCATCTTCGCTAGTATCTTCGCAACGCCCTCATTCATTGACGAAATCATCGAAGCCATGCGCTTCATCTCGTCGAGCATCTCAACCATTTGCTGTTCCATAGCTGCCCCTTGTGTAACGTCTTTTTTAAGCTGTCCGATTACTGATTTAATCCCGTCGGTGATGTCAATCGTGCGAAATGACCCCTCGACGAAATCTCCTGGCTCTCTTTGCCGCAGACGCCAAGAGTCTTCGGTTTCGTCAACTTTATCGCTTCTAAAATCGTGAGCCTTTGCCCAGTCTTCGGCTTGCTTACGATCGAATTTACTCTTGTCGAAAATTAAACTTTGTACGGTCGTAGTCGCTTGCTCTTTTGATTGCTCTATTTCGATTTTCGCTGCGTCGGCGTTGTTTGTCAAATCCTTAGCCACCGCAAAGACCTTTTTACGCGATTCTGGCTCGTATGACTTTAAATCGAACACAGCCCCAGGATTAGCTGGAACGGCTACTATCGACAATTCTAGCAGCTCCCAGGCTAGTATAACTGCGGGTGCGGTTAATTTGCCCTCGCCGTCGAATTCTGGCGCTTTGACCTTGTGCGGGATGAAACCGACCGAGACGGTACGTAGTAGCTTTTGAGCTACGAGAGATCGGGTATTGATTTGAGTTTGAGTGAGCGGCGCAAGTTTAGGATCGCCGATAAACGCTTCGAAATGGACGCCATCATGCTCCGATCGAATATCGACAACATCCCCAACAACGCACGATGTCGCGTACATGTGATCGACGAGGAGTACGCGATTGACCATAAAATTTTTGATATCGATACCGACCGGATCTAGTCGCTCGTCCATTCGATCGACAGCGTTAGCGTTAGCCACGCCAGCAATGTACAGCTTCGACTCAGGATCGTAGCTGGACATTTCCTTGCGCTCACCATGGACGCTTTTGATTGCGCCGTTCATGAGACGGAAACCGTCTGGCTTCGGCGCGAGTTGCTGCCCGCTGCGTGCGACCGCGTCCATAAATCGCTTAGTCATCACGCCGCGCTCGTGTAGCATCTCTCGATATTTTTTAACGGCGGATGGTTCGCCTACAATCTCAACGGCCATAATCTATCTACCTCCTGTGATCGTGTCAGCGTTTGATTGAGCGTCTTTAGGTATTACGGACACCATGGAACATCTGCAGTTAATGACGTCACTAGCGCCGCCTTGAGGATCTCTAGGATATTTGAGGCGACCGCCAGTTGTAGGATTTACCCATGTGTAGTTTCCCGATACTACGCCGCTCTCACCAGCATTTTCAAACTCAGCGTGTTCGACTCGCGCCATTGGGTTAGAGCCCGCGTCGCCGACGTGGAACCATTGCTTATTTACTTTTGTAAAAACTTTGTTGAGCGTCTCGTGTTGCCAATTCACGCCGTCGGAAACCCCAAATAGAGTTTCAGTACGAGCGATCGTAAACGCTTGGTCGCCGTAGTTTTCGCCGTATTTTTGTTCGATTCTTTTAGCTGTCTGCTCTAACGTTTCGCCCTTTGCTAACGATTCGTCGATGATTCGCATAATGTTTTCCGTCGAATGCGAATCGAATCCGAAAAACGATTGAATGTTGCGCGCCTCAAGCGTTGCTCGTTTGCCATCTTGCGTTTGCTGCTTGATTGCGTTAATCGCTGCTACGTCTTGTGGCGTAAATTCGTAGCCTTTTTTCGATATGCGCCCGATCGATCTCGTTTGCGTTTGCGCTAATCCAAAACCACGATCCTGCGCATCGGCTAAAACGCGTACCGCATCGCGCCGATACTGTTCAGCACGTAGCGGTTGCGTATTGTTTAGATACGATTCTAACGCCATTTTATTCATCCCGTCGTTTACCGCTTTTTTTTCTTGCTCAAATTTAAGCGTTAAATTGCGATCGTATGATTGCATGTAACGCTTACCGATCGTAGCTTCGACGTTCGCTTGTGCATTAATTGCCGACGCTTTTATGTACCCAAACTTTTTTTTTTCATCGTCGTGCTCTACTGGCGGGTGCGTATGACCATCAGCTCCTCCGACTTGTACCTCATAGCCTACGATCTCGTGATCGTGAGGCGCAGTGTCGCCGATAGTCGATGTCGTCGATCCGTTACCAATAGCGTCAACGTCAGCCGTGTGCGTGTGTTCGTCTTCGCCGTCGCCCGGTAATAGATCAACCTCTACGACCGCACCGACCGCATCCTCTACCGTCCCTAGGTCAGCTAGTGGCGTTGGTGCGGTTGTAGAGGTCATGCCGTAGGGATCTGGCGTTGCTGATCGTATAAGCTCGACTAGCATCATCTTGCCGCGCGGATCTGTCGGTTTAAGCTTAGGCAATCCTGCGATCTCTCGTTGCTCGTTGATTAGCGCGATGTTGTCGAGTGCTCTAGCCTCTTGCGCTCGCGATAATATGCCGCCCTTGAAAGCTTCGATCTTTTCGAGGTCTACAACGATTTCGATCTCGCCCTTAAACTTGCGCTGCACGATATCCGATTGATTCCAGCCACTCGCTTTAAGCTTCGCGAGCGGTAGAATCGTATTGACGTAAAATGTTTTGTCCTCTGCTTCGCTTGTCGATCTGTTGACGTCTTGTACGATACCGACTTTCGACGGCGGTACGCCGAGCACTGCGAGTAGCGTTAATCTATTCTCGCGTAGACCTTCAAGGTGTTCCATTTCCGCCATTGTGAGCCCGGCGTTTACCCATTTCGCGCCTTTTGGCAAAAAGAGCTGGCGGAACCAGTTTCGACGACCTGAGAAGCTGCTTTCGAATGTACGCATCAAGCGTTCCATGCGGCTTTTAGTGATATCTTCAGTCGTTTCGATTACGCCTGCGTTAGTCGCACCGCGTAGATAAAACGCCATCTCGAATTCGTTTTTATGACGATCGAGCAAGATCGGTCGCGCTGCTGCTGCTACCATTGACATACCGATAAACGGCGAAAAAGGATTAGGTATCTTGTGATGTATAACGTCTTTCCACTCGATAAATCGCGATTCGATATATGGTCCGCCGCCGCGATGACTACCCTGTATATCTATCCCCATGATGGGACCATATTTCTTACGCTCTTGTGCGTCGGATACCTTGAGCGTCACTAACTCTACGGGTACGTGATAGATTTGATCGCCGTCGACAATTTCGAAGAAGTTACCACCTAGAATTAGATCGAGATTGCCCGCCCAATCGAGTGAGAAACCGTCTTGAATTTGATTACCGCTTTTTAGAATCATGTTCATCGGATGATTAGCGTCGATCTCGCCCGTCTGTCTGTCTTTTACTGCAAAGGGTACAGTCGCTAGCGTACGAGCGATAAGCGATGCGGTCGTATAAACCCATGGCTCGCGACGATAGAGCGACTTCATTTTCCCCGCAGTAGCGATCAATTCAAATTCGGGTTGAAAGTGCCCGTCTGACCCATCTGCCAACTCATCTACGTTGCTAGGATCGAGTTGCTTTTGTATTGCTGCGTCGATCAACGTACGCAATCCGTTAAATTGCGCCATATCTACAGCAACGTCATCTCTCGCGCGATCGATCGTTAGCGTAGTTGTTGGCGCGATTAGCGCCTTATCAAAAGGCCACATTTTTACCTCTATTAATTCGCGTCGAAGTCTAAATCGTCTTCGTTGTCGTCTGCTTCGAAAAATTGATCGTCGTCATATGCGGCTTGAACGTAATCTAATATATCATCTTGTTTACCATTGCGCACTGCGCCGCCCATCGTCTGCGCTAGTATTTTCTCTGCGTCTTCTGCCATATGCGTTTGATAAGCTACTGACACTGCAAGCATTGCAGCACACACGATATCGTCGTGCTCGCCTTCTGCCGCATTGTACGAATGTAGGCCCGTCTTAGTTGTCGCGACTTCAAACGAAGCCAATTCGTGCTCGAATTGCTCGATACGAGGACATTTAAGCCATCCTTGTTCGATCGCTAACGTTAATCGCGTTACCATGTCTGCTTTTGATGTGTTAGTAAATATAACGGGAGTCATCGACGCATCGATATCTAGCTCGTAAAATAGATCGCCAACAGCTTCACCAACGCCGGTACAATCAAAGCGCACGATATTGTCGTCGCTGCATTTAAAGTATCGCGTCATATATTGTTCAAATCGTTTCGCTTGCTGTGTGTACGGTACTTGCCTAAATCGACAAAATCCCACGACGACGCCATCCGTGTTGACGCTAAAGAAAACGGTATAGTCGCGTTTTTTAGCGATATCGACGCCGTGTATGATCGATTTGGAGCGTTGTTTAACATCGGGATGTACCCAAAATTTTACGTTACCTTGCGGTGCTCGTAACGACTCGTCCCATATGCCAGTTAGATCGCCAAACACTGACCCACTTGATACAAATAGCGCGAGGTAATATTGATCGAATAGAGGCTTAGGTAATAGTCTACGCGCCCGCTCGATCGCTTCTGGCTTGATGTATGGGGAGTCGATCGTCTTAAGCGTCGTGTGTACGAAAAATGGATCGCCAGATTTTGCTTGTCTGTAAACGTCGTAGTACCAATTAAACCCGCGAGGCGTTCCGGTGATGATACCCTTACCGCCGGTTTGCGTAATCGTCGTAAGTAACGAGTGCCATACTTGACGCGATATCTTTCCGCTCTCGTCGATTACAAAACGATCTACCGCTTCGCCTTCGACCGTCACCTCTGCATCGCGTCCATGCAGAAACTTAATGAATGACCCATTGCTAAGTCGTATCTCTAACAGCCCGTCAACGCATACTGCCACGTCTTTGATGTCGAGCATCATTTTCATGTAGCGATAACCGATTTTTGCTTTGAGATATGTCGGCGCGATCCAAACGCAATAGAGTCGCTTATTAAGTAACGATTCTTTTGACAGCCACAACGCGCAGCCGAACGACTTGCCCACCTTGGTGCCGCATGGTCCAACTAGTACTTGTGCTGTTTCGTTGTCGTCGTTCCAATAGAAAAACTTCTCCTGCCCGCCCTTGTGCGGCGGCGGTAGAACGATACGCGCCGCGCTTGTCATCAACTTTGCGCTCTGTACAAATTTATATGGTCATCAATAACTTGAGCTGCTTGCATAACGGACGAGCAATGAGCTAGATACTTATCGCAAAGATATACGTGATAGATAAAGCGGCCTTTCCGCAACATGTCATAACTCGGTATCGTCCTCTCGCCCCATCTTTCGCCGCGTCTTATCCGATAACCCGCTCTCGTCCAAACGCCTGTTTCTATCTCTTCGAGATCCTGTATACGCTCGTCCATCGCTATATTTTCGTCGGTCATATTCTGCGTTCCCGAAATATTTAAGGTCTTCTGGTGTGACTATGTACGTGATTGTAGAGTCACACGACTTACAAAGCCACTCTGTTTTTATCGTCCCGTCCGATCTTACGTTAGCTTTGATCGGTGACGAGGTCACATGGTAGCAAATCATCGCGCCCCCTATTTTCCGGGGAACGGGATGAGAAGCCCAGTATCGTCATCGCGTTCCGCGTTAGCTATGATAGCGTCGAAATTGGCATGGGTAGTGATTAGTAGGGTTTTGATGTTGGCGAGAGGAGCGTTAGTCGCGGCTAACACCTCGTCGAACGGTATCTCGATAGCTCGTAGCGGTTGTTTTACAGTTTGAATCGTTGATGGACTAAGCCCAATGAGCAAAGATTGCGCACTAGCGATATAATAGACGCCGATTTGCTCAGTTTTTGACATTAAAAAAATCCGTGTGAAAGCTCACACGGATTATTGCGCACTTTTTGATGTATAGCAATTAGCTAACGTAGATAGATGCGTCGATACTAGCGTCATCATATAACTGTTTTGCTAGAGCACTAAAACCGAAAAAATCTTTTACTTGCTCGATCGTCTCACAAACTGCGCCGCTATGACGATCGCGCTCTCCCTGCCAGTGCGTTCGATCTATTTTTTGACACACATATAAATTGTTTTTAGTTTTGTAAAGACGCAAGACTCTGTAGCGTCCTACGCTTCCACTAAAGTGATAATGCGATTGATCGGGATTAGTAGACGCTATCGAAATTTCATCGCCTTCAAATTTTAAATCAGCGTCGTTATCTCTCTTGACTATTATCACGCTATCACTCCCTTCCTTTACTGCGCATACATATTCGATTTCGTCTTCTTCGTGCCAATCGCCTTCGTCGTATGCTAATGCTGAGTTGCGTAGCTCTCGTTCAAGATATGATGTAGCAACTTCGTCTCCATCTTCATCTACTATTTCTGCTTCAGTAACATATAGCGGAAATTGTCCGTCTGGATTTGTAATCGTGACTTGCGACGCTTTATTAGATTTATGCTCAAAGTCGTAGATCAATGTAACAGTAACGTCGTCAACATCAAGCGTACGAGTTATATAACCGATCTCTTTATCGTATTTTACAAGACATTCGTCGCCGTTTTCGTCAGTGCTGTAATCGCTCACTTGAATCGAATCGACGTAGTCTATACATGTTTCGATATTTGATGCGTTAGCGTTGATTTGTGCAATTAGATCGTTGATAGCTATAGTTTTCATGAGAGACCCCTTTTTACTTTCGCAGAGACACTGCCGCGAAACCAGTTTTCGACTCACTGTCGATAAAGAGACTATGCGCTATCGTTAAACGATAGTCAAGCTTTTTTGTTGATAGTACCAAATATTTTTTGACGTTCAGTAATCATATGATTATTGAACGATCGAGGGAATTGCTCGCATAGCTTACTATGACATGCGTTCAGCATCTTTTAGGGGGTTTATTGAACGTCTTAGCGTATCAGTGTCCAAAAGTCATGGGATAAATTCTCGTCGAGAAGATACGCATAGGGCATGAAAAAATCGCCGCCGTATCCCCACGCCGAGCCCCACGAGTTTCTGATACGCATCACTTGTGCGCGATCGTCCCAGCCCACCATCATGACGGCATGACCGCCTTGCGCTTCTTCGCCTTTGCCAGGCATCTTTAGCATACCGTCTTTTTTGATGTCGTAGATCGACTCGTAGACCGTGAAGCCAAATACGATCGGGTTATTTGCAAAAAGTTGCTCTTTGAATGATTCGATACTGCGGTTGACGCGTGCGTATTCAGTGATACGATGCTTTGCAGCTTCCGCGTTTGCTTCTGCCGATGGTTCTACTTTGTACTTTTTAACAACGTAAGGCCACGTAGCTGATCTACACGCACCATATTTGGCTAGCTGTTTCATGCCTGTTCGCAAATACGAACCCGAATCGATCGTTAGATTTCCGTCTATAAACCGCTGCCACCAGTACATTTGCAAAAAAGATGGTTTCGTTAGATCCGAGTTAGCTGCGCCGAATTCGATCTCGGTCATTTGCAAAGCTGCGCCGCAAGCATGAGCAACGCACGACCCTAGACGACCTTGATTGTAATGCGCTGGCAACAAATGCGCGAAAGAGAAGGTAGCGGGATAAGCAACCGCAGCTTTACGCTCCGGCGCTTTTGCTAAAAAATCTCTATCATCTTTTTCGTCTCGTAAGCATCCGAAAGAATGTCGCATTTTAAAAGTCCTCTAAATGTTGTCGATCTAATGTATCAGAGTGATGAATGCTCTATAGATAAGAAGCTCGATCAATATAGCGAATTGCAGCGCGAAGCCCGCGATGATCGTAGCTATAACGACTTCTATCGTTCGCTGGCTCTTTTTCTGCTGCCACTGCGGCGGTAGGTCTTTACTCATGCGTCTCTCTATATGTTGCTGGCGAGCGTCGAACGAGCTTACCCAACCAGCCGTGATTTAGTTTATCGCTCGACGCTCACGACGAGCTTGCCTCGTTTGAGGCTATATTGCTAGTAAATTTTATAAACTTATTTATCGCCTGTAATTTTAGACGCCGATTTTTATCGCGGTATCTACTCTTTGTACACTCGTGATTATCGCGACAGTAGACGTTGCGTTCTGACTTCGCTACAAACGTTGCGCCGCACTGAATACATTTAGCCATCTCGCTCTTCCTTGTGTCTGTAATAAGAATCGACGATGAACCATACGGTTGAAATGACCAACATCGAACATAACGCATAATCGATGAATATAAATCCATACATCTTATCGTTTCTCCAATTAACTAATATGTAACATCGACCGGTTTCGGTGGCGATGATCGCCAAAATTTGCAGCATCGGCAATCGTCAGCTTGACACGGCAGTGGCTCCCGACCGTATAGTTTATCGAGTGCGTCTTTCATATCGATAAACTCATTTGGTATAGCTACCGGCGTCCAACTCTTATTTAACTCTTCTCTAGCCATTACATAAATCGATACGCTATGTATTAAAGACGTAATCTCGGCATAACAACTTAACAGCATATCCGAGAAATTATCTCTCAATCTCATAGTTTCAGCGTCGCTGATAGGCGCGACTGGCACTCTATACAGAAAATAGCTATCGTCTAATTGGTCAATTGTATATTTCGCCATTCAACGCCTCATCTAATGTTCTGCTTTTCAAAATGTATTGGTCGTTTAGTTCGTGCACTGAATCTTTGCCGTTGCGTTTAATCGCCCACATTGACGCTTCGTCGTTAGTACGCTCGATCAAACATATTCGGCGACATACTTCGTCGTGACACGTTATATACCAAGTGTTTAAGCCGCGATCTTCAAACGTCGATCGTGTACGTTTACCGCACTCGCAAATTATTTCTATAGTTACCAACTTCTTACCTTTACTAAATTTGTAATGACTATCGATAATTTTATATTCGTCTATCGTTGTCTCGCTCGTGCTAACGATAATATCTGATCCTGCCATCGTTGATCGTCCCCATCTGCGAAGTTAGCCCAAAAGATCGCTAGCTCGTGCGGTGCTCGTGCGGTACGCATAAACGGGATGCGGAAGATCCCATGGCGCGCGTCTACCTCGCTAGCTAACGCCCCATGCTTATGCCGAAAGAATTCTAACGATCGATCGTACCTTAGCTTATAGTTGCCAACTTCTAAACCCGGCGAAGGTATCGGTCTCTTCGTCATTTCGTTTACTCCAAACGATTACATTACGCCTACGTTTATGCAAACATCGATTACACGTAACATCGTTCCAATCGTCGCTAACTTTTGTACCGCTTATATTTGACGTATCTTGACATAGCGCATTGTTGTAGCTGTTTAATTTGTGTATTTTAGTCGTTCGAGATTTCATTAATTACCCTAGTTGATTATAACTCATCTGGTTAGTTATTTTTAGAAGCGTCAATTGCTCTTGCGTCGTTAAGTCATCTAACACGTTTTCGCGAAGCTTATCGCGTAGCGATATTACATACTGCGGACACGTAAACCCGATATCGACAGCGTTAGCCTCGATCTTGTCCAGGCACTCGATAATATGCGGTACGCAACACTCGATCGAATTTTTATTTAACATCGTCGCCCCTCTCAGCTATGTTTCTTATCGCTATTAGCTACGTCGTTAAACGCAACCCATGATTCGAGGTATTCAATCCGCTTCTCTAACGCCGAGAATCGTTTGTGTATCGATAGTAGCTGCTTGATCATCTCGATGTCTGATCGCCTCTTACCCTGATCTACTACCGCCATTGTCGAGACGCCTTCTATATCTTGTGTGTATCGTGTCTCTCGCATCATAGGTCTCCGATCGTTTGCAAAATATATGTCGTTCCATTGTTATCGAGCTTAAAATATATCGACCACAAATAGAGCGCATCATCTTCGTCGGGTGCGGGTAGATACGTTTCTATGACCCATGGATCTTGTCGTAGTTCCGTTTCAAGCGAGTCAACTTTATCGCGCATCATTTCGAACGCCTTAGAAACAAACTCGATCCGCTTCAATGTACGAACATATTGCTTTTGGCATCTTAACTCGCACCGGTCCTCATACTCTCTCCCAATAAACTTACCGATTGACACGCCATGATCGCTAGCGAAGTCATGCGGCCCTAGCTCTATATCGTATCTATTACGCAAAAAATTAATAACCATAAAATACTCCTCGTTAATTTATCCGTGTAGGTCTCAACCGTTTAAATTTACCCGCCTCGTTTACAGCGACTTCGAACGTAGGTACGTCGTCTTTTTCCATTGAATCACCGGCAGCGTCTTCAGCTATTTTTCTAGCATCCTCAACGCCGATGTTGTCGGTGCTCATACCCAAAGCTAGTCTCTGTACTCGTTGCACCGATTCTAACGCTTTAGCTAAATTTATCAATTCAAAAGTCTTAACGTTATCCTCGCTTATCATTCTCTCCAAATGCGCGCATATCGTCTCCTTGATCCTAGCTGCGGCAATGTAGTCAGTGCGACATTGCTCGATCCGCCATCGCCTGATATCGGTTAGAACTCGTTCTCGAATAGCATTGAACGAATTCTCGTCTAGATTTTTTTGCAATGCTGCTTTTGCTTGTAGTGTTATCTCTTTAGTCTGTGCCCATGTTTTTGTTTTCGCTCTAACGTATAGCTCATCAGGATCAACGCCCTGTGACACGAGAAATAACGACAGGCGCTCGTAGTAAGCATCTTTAATCCATAGATCGTGTAATTTTTGCCAATCGTAATCAGCATATTTAGCTTCGCTAATACGCGACGTAACTGGCTTTGATCTTTTTGCTTGCTTTTTACTCATATCTCATATTCTACTTGCTTCTTATTATCGTTTAACGATATTAGCTTAATTATTAGGCGGTCCGCTACTAAAAAATGACCGCCGTCTCAACTTTATGTCAAGGGATAGCAAATGATTATCGACTACGACCCAACGGGTAAAACGATCTTGTGCCCAGCAAAGCTTGGTATCTTGATCGACGACGAGGAAAGACTAACCCAAGTCGCCCACAAAACCCTTAGTTTAGGCGATTTAAGCATCGATGACGGCAAAAAGCTTAAGATGCAGCTATTGCAATCGCGTAGAAATCTCGGCGACTATCTCACCATGACTAGATACTCGATTATGGAATTGCTTACTGTTTTGAACGAAGCGGTTGAGAATAACGACGTTATAGATAAGCGTTTGGTCGATATTCGCAACAAACACTTTGCAAAATACAACTAAAGAGCAAGGCTATGATGACATACCCAACGCCGATACGTGAGTATCTATTACAAGCCAAGCTTGTATCGCACGTAATCGTTCCGCGCAAACACGGCAACGTCAAAGTGATGTTCGACGCTATAGACCGCACTTACACGATCATGTCGTTATACGACGAGAATAAAAACCTACTAATACGCGGCACATTCGATCGCGCATTAGTCACACTTGAGAAGTTAGGAAACAATTATGGAAACTAAAACTTATCGGACCGAAGCGAACGAAAAATTTGTGGTAGATCTTTATCATGCCGTTCATGATACATGTCGCGCTCATAAACCAGGTTCTACGGTTTGCATCGGTGCGATGCTAAATACAATTAGTATGCTAATTACATCTTACTCTAAAGATAGAACTACATTAGTAAAAAACTTAAGTGCTACTAGTGATATGTTTAAAAGAATGAGTGCTGTAACGATCGAAGAATTTGACGAGAGGAAAACACATTGAAAGATATTACTGATAGTCAATTTGCGTTCACAGTCGCAGCTCACGATCAATTCGTGAAACTCTGTGAGCAACATAATATAAGCGATTCTTTAGCAATCTCTACGCTAGTCGCTTTGATTTGCGAAATTAGTCATTGTGCTGCTAAAGATAAATTAGATTTTATGAAACTATGCGAAGAAGTTAAACGCGCAATGATTGGAGCGATGGAAATTAGCACCGAATCGTTCGACGAACGTAGAGCGTGCTTAGTTGCGACATCTAAAGGTGATACTCACGACGCGCAATAGCCTGCTCTTTCTCTCGCTGATCTTTAGCACTGACGCGATGACCAACGATCGGTCGTCGCGTCTTATAGCTCAAATGTACAACCGAGCATTTATCGCATCTCTCAATCTCGATCGAGTCGTTTACAATAGAGCCCCGTGTGTAGCGTTTATCGCAACCTGGACAAATGCAATTATATTTTTGGTAGTCTGGCATGGGTAGGCTCCTGCAATCGATTGTAGTTGATTACAGTAACGCACAGAGGCGAGAAACGAACAACTAGCGTTTGGCGTCTTGGATCGAAACGAAATCGTGTATGACCTTGCGTAGCACTTCGCTCATTTTCATACCCCACGCCTCGCTAAACTCCATTAACACTTGCTTATCGCGCCCGCGTACTTTAACGCCAATAAATTGCGTATCGCTAGGATCGACTCGCGATTTCCTCGTTCGCGGCTTGACGGGATGTATTGCCGGTCTAGTCATAGCTCTCCTCGTGCCTTCGCCGTCAAAAACGCATGTAGCAACTCGTTAACGAACGTCTTTTGTCGTTGCGATAGGTGTTTAAATCGCATGTGGTTATCAACGTACCACGTGTAATACACCCCAGGCTTAAGCGTCGGCATCTCTGCGATTGCCGCGTTTATCAGCTCGGCAGCTTCTGGCAGTAGCTTACCATATGTCGGCCCATACTTTACTGAGTAAGACGCCCATCGATGAAACGCGGCGATAATGATCTCAGCGTGACAATTCTCCAGCATCTTCGTGTTAGTGATCATTTACGCGTCTCCCAGTACAAATCGATAACTTGCCGCATATTGGCGACGACGCTACCACGCAAAGGCGTCGGCGTTTCGTAGTAGCGTTTTTTAGCTTCTTTGAGTTTTAATCGAGACACCGCGCAGTATTCGCGCAATGTCTTAGCGGTCTTGCTGTTCAACGTGCCCGCCCTCCTTGTGGTTAGGTCAGTATCGTTAAACGATTTTTACGCTAATTTTGGCGAGAGTGCAATGTTAAATCGGTCCGCAAAACTTTGATCGCTAGCGCCATGCCTTTGCTAGCCATCGTTTCCTTCGCATCGATGTGTTCGTAAAGATTATGATCATGGTCGTAGCATAAAAACTCTTTAGCTTCGCGCCCAGGGTCTTTTACGCGACATTTCTCGACTTCAATGATCCGCACGTCGCTGATTGTAGGGTGACGATTAATATTAATATAGTTCGATGAGTCTTGTAGTACGTCGCTAAGACCTTTCTGGTTGTAGCTTGTAACCATTTTAGACGGATCGATTTTATTCGGCTGCCATACGTTAATCATGTGTACGTTGTATTTGATTGCCATCGCGACGAGTATTTTATTCGTCGTAACTTTATCAACGCCAATACCTGTCGAGATAAAATCGAGATTATCGATTACGATTACTTTGCAACCATTGTTAATAAACTCGTTGCAAGCGTCGATCACTCGATTATGCGTCGTCTCTGCCCCATCGAGCTGCGTTACTGTGAGGTTTTCGCGCCCGATCGTTGTCGCGTTATCAATCCCCATGGCGAGTTGCTTAAGCTTACGACGTAGACCCGCCGGCGAATCTTCGAGCGAAACTAACGCGCACCGCACTCCCGACGCCGCTACGTGCATCGCGATTTGGTTAACGATCGTCGTTTTACCAGACCCAGATGCTGCGAGTATGCTAGTCGTTTGTCCCGCGTAAAAGCCGCCTTGCAAGTAGTCCGTTAAAAACGGGTACGGCGTATCGACGATGACGTCGGCGCTGTCGTCATCGTCTACCATAAAATCCATCTTAGCGATCTTATTTGCGCGTGTACGATCGAGCGACCGCACTAGCCCACGCGCCGTATCTAGTACCTCATCCATGGTTAGCGTCGGTTTCGCCCGCCACCAGTCGTTTAAATCTTTCACGGGTAACTCCAGTCTAGCAAAGCGATCTGGCCCCACGGCGGTAAAAAATCTCTCTGCGCAATTATGTCCTGCTTCGTCCATGTCGCTGCAAACGTAGATCTCCCAGTCGTCTGGTATGTATTGCAGCAACGCATATACCTGCGCGTTTGTACTTATGCCGGCGCCATTTGGCAAGGAGAAAACGTTGCGGAAGCCCAACTCATAAGCGGTCATCGCGTCCCACTGACCCTCGAAAATATAGATACGCTTCTCTGGTCGCTTAAGATCGAATAAATGATTACCGAGCATTAGATGCGTTGGCCCGCCGCTTGGATCGAACCAGTTTCGCAACCCATCGCCGAAGCATCGTATAACGCGCGAGTTTACGATTTGCCAGCCAGAATCGTCCCAACCGTAGATTGGAAACCGCACGAGCTGCGGACCTTTCGATGATACTCGCCACGCGTCTAGCGTCTCGTTGCTTATGCCTCGTTCGTGACAATACCCCAGGAGTGCCGGGTATTTGTTAGACGTAACTGGCGTACGTGTTTGCGTTTCGAATGTTCGATTCCATTCGCGCGTGTAATTTATCGTTTCGATCGTGCCGATGTATCGATCGGCCTCGCTTAACGGTCGCCCCATGAGTCGCGTAAACGTAAACCAGTTACCTTTTTTGCCGCACGCCGTATGAAAGCAACACCAAAGCCCCGTCGTATCGCTAATCGAAAACGATATATTTTGCTTAGAGTCGTGACCGCAGCATGGCGCTGGGTTGATACGATGCTGCCCAGCTATCAGCTTACTCTTTACGCCGTTAGAAGCGAGAAACATACCCACTTCGCCACTTCTCGGATCGCGATACGTTCTAAATTTATTACCGTATGCCATTGCGTAATCGTCCTTTTCGATCGTTGGGTTAAATTTTATTTACGCCGAGGGTATTTCGTTCGTATCGCCGAGGCAATACCCCAGTTTAGACGAGTGATGTTCGCCGAGCTTCGGCTCGACGTCGAGTAGATCGCCGTAGAATCGCTCTAGTTCGACGCGTATGTGCGGCCAGTCCCCACGAGAGAGCGATTTAAACTCAGCGTCGTTGAGGACGTTGACTAAATTATTAGCAAAGTCGCTTGGTCGCTTGTCGGGTGTCGTTCGATTTCGATGGGGAATGTCGAGATTCCATGTTCGCTTACCGGTTAAATCGACCTCGGGTACGCCTACGCAAAAAACGAACCACAGAAGAGCTGTAATACCCCCTCCGTAGCTTTCGAATGTTCGGGTAAGGTTATATCGCTCCTTCCTAGCTGCTGGCGCTAGTGACGGCGTTGGACCCATCCACGGAGGTGTTACCGCACCGAAGCCGTTTGTAAGCTGCGATCGTGACCAAATATCCGCCGACGCCTTGATAAATCGATCGTTGTATATTCGCCATCGCTCGTTTAGCTCTTCTTTCGCGTCTTTCGCCGTTTTTTTATTTTCGATCATCTTCGCAAGGTAGTCACCGCCGATTAGATCTTCGTAACGATGTTCGATTAATTCAGGAGCGCCGTACGGTACAGTATACTCGCTGAATCCTTGAAACGTTCGCGCCGGTATCTCAGTGTATTCGCTACGTCTGTGTCCCCATGATAGCGATGTTTGTATAAAACGCTTACGTAGATGATCCTCGCGAAGATGGAATATCGATCGAAAAGCGTCGTTTACGTATATAGTCTGCGTTTCGCGCTTCATAGAGCCTTTACACTTATCGTCCCAACGACTCGTATCGACTACGATCCAACCGTAATGAGCGAATAAACGTAAGCGACGACGTATCGCTCCGATACAAATCCTCTTGTTAAGCTTACGTGATATCTCTTCTGCGGATAATTTAGTCGAAAATGTATTACTAGTCTTAGTTTCATCGATCGAACGAGCTATTATCATCGTAAACATCTTGATAGATGACCCATCGAATATTTCGAGAAACGTTTCTTGTTTATGAGCAAGTGATTGATCGATAAAATCGTCTAGAAAAGCTGTTATACGCAGCATTAAGTCTAATTTCATATCGCTACTCCGATCGACCGAAAATCGTTTATCGCGACTTGGGTTTGTTTTCGCCCGACGACGAGCGACGCGATCGTAGTGACGAACGTTACTAGTATAATATCTATACGTAGTATCCGACACTGTAGTGACCTGCGGACAGAGCATTGTAATGTCGTGGCTACAGGACATTCTAATGACCAGCTTCCAATCGTAACTATGCGATATCTCATCAATCGACTTAGATCGTAAAATGGTAAATGTTCGTTAATAAGCAAAATGAGGTCTCCTCGCGTTGGTCCGTTTATAAAAATTTGGATGACGCGAGGAGTGTAGAAGATCTAAACCGGAAAGTATATCGTTAAACGATAGTCGCTAGAAAGGAATCGACTCTAAGCTAAATTCGCTCCCAGGAGGCACTAGAGTACCCGATGGTGGCGTTGGTGAGTTGCTCGCTTGCGGTGAGTAACCCTGCGATGCAATGCCGCTCACGAACGCCTGGGGTGCATTCAGGAACGTCACTTGCTTACTCGCGTCTTTGTTGTTTGGCTTGATCGCGATCGAACACTTGCGGCCCTGGAAAAGCTTAAATGATCCCAAAATACACAGATCGCCGTTCGTCGCGTTCGACCAAATCATCGACTTGACCTGCTCCGCTGTATAGATTTCGAGATCGACAAAGTGACGCTTGATCCGAGCGATCGAGTCGAGGATCTTTTTCTTACCCGCCTCAGTTCGTCGAGCGTCATCGACTTCAGCTTGCGAAAATCCCCAAATTGAAAACTGAGCGTGACCGACTGGCTTACCACCATCGATACTCGTCGCGATCTTAAGCTCCCACAACGGCGAACCGTTGTGGCTTTTTTGCGTAACCGACTCTACAACGCCGTGAAACGTCCCTAGTGGGTGTTGTACGAATCCTACCGACTCCGCTGCCTCTGCGTTACCAGATAACGAATTTAAAAAGTCTAACGTGCTATCCATATTCGTGCCTTTCTTTTGCTACGATTACCGCACTGACAGCGATATATTTAATTTAATGTTGCAAGTACGCCCGTAGATAACCTCTACATCGTTAGCTAGATGCGCATTGCTTGATAGTAAGAAATTCTCGACTTCTTTACGTGTGTCGAATATGTGGCGCGTATATGTGCTACCGTCGATGCTCATGATGACATGAAAACTCTTCTCGTTAGCCGCTCGCTCATTCGATTCGATTGCAGCTATCTCGCTATCGATTGAGATTTCCGGCGATGTTTGCTCTGCTGCTACTTCGTTTGCTTCCATTTTAAACCTTCCTATCGTGTATTTTAAAACCCATATCGATCGCTTTCGCTTCGTATAGCGCAGCGACGTGACTAAAACCCAATTCTTTTTGCGCTGGTAACACTATCTCGCCAAGCTCGCACAGAATGCCCGTGCGGTCTTTTGCCGCGATTCTGGCGCTCGGTCGAAACGTGATGCAGTGACGATAGTTCTTATCGACATACATATGCCCAACCGCACGCACTACGCCATCGAGAAATTGAGCGCCTTTGTTGCCGCTAAATTTCGGCGATTTACAAATCACTTCCTCGATTAACCCTGATTCGTTCGTGATTTCCTCCTCCTTTTCGACTTGATGCGATATAAACCGCACGCTCGTTTGATCGAGTAAACTCGTCAACCAGCCGCGCCATTCCTTGTTTACGTCTGCCCACGACTTGCCGAAGTCTTTTTTCTCGCCCGGGTACGCTATACCAAGGCGTCTACAAACATCATCGCGACAATAGTCGTACAGGTTATCGACGATATCGATGACACAGCTCGAAACGTCGTGTGGGTTAGCTTTATTCATCGCAGCTATTTCGATAACAGTTCGCTGAAACGTGTTCCAGTCTCTCGTGCGTACCGCTCTCGTCTGTACAAAGTCTGCGCCCGGCTCCGCTGCGACGGTAACAGTATCAGCGTCGCCGTTGCAGCCCATACCCTGCCGACCAAAAATCAAAATCGGTAAATTTGCAAACTTGGGGACGTAGTTTACGACGTTTCTTTCGGGGATTAATCCCATTTGTACCTCGTTTCATTTAGGTTTCTCTCGCGTTTAATTTGACAATAAACGCACGATATCACCGTCCTATGGAAAAAACCACTATCGTTTAACGATTTAGTGTACTAAGATCGAAAAAATAAGATGCGAGGAGCTGAAATCATGATTGTAGCGGGCATCGATCCAGGTAAACGTGGGGCAATTGTAGCGATAGATAGCAAAAGCGACAAGGCTTGGTATCGTAAACTCACGTATAATAGCATGGGCATACTTACTAACGATTTAAGGTTATTCGATAGCGTTGAAATCTTCATCATAGAACACGTTCGCGGTCGTGGTGGTTGGGGTGCTAGTCAAGTTTTCGCTATGGGCAGCTATTTCGGGCAGATACTTAAAACGATCCATGATAGCGGCAAACCTTATGTACTTGTAGAGCCAAGGATTTGGACCGCATTGATGTATCGCGATATCGATGCGAAAAGCTACAAAGGCAAAGAGCGCAACAAAGCGGCGTATATCGATTTTTGTCCCCATGACCCTATCGGCTTATCCAAATGCGGCAAAGGCCACCACGACGGCGTTATAGATGCTATGTTGATCGCTATGTATCATCTAGCACAATCAGAGAGTAAAATCAGAAAATGGAAATTCCAATAACGAGTTATATAAAATGACTATTTTAATCATGTGCGGCTTTTTTATTTGCGGAAGCGCGTTCGGGTTACTGCTCGCGATCATTTTCGCGGTGCTATCGATTCGAGATTTAGAGCATCATGCCGAAAACGATTCTAGCAAATCAAACGTAAGGAGTAATGCTTGTGGTGGAAGTAGACCCGATTTTCTACGCGATGAAGCCTCCGAGTAACTCGCTAGATGGCTGGCTAGATTTATTATTAGCTGGACGCGCTCGGATACGAATACAAATCGACCCCGAGTGCCCGGTTCTAATTGCTTCTGGGTTTTGTTTCATAAAAAGCGCGTCGAATACGTTTTATAATATCGATCACGTTCAATCGTTTCGTTGGATCACTAAAGACGATGACGATAAATGGCGGTTAATTTTTGAATAAAGGAGTTAGTTATGTACATGTTGGCCATCACGGTTTTCGCTATTTTTTATCTTTATGTAACGTTACGCGAGAAGAATCTCAATAAATATCCGCGCATATATCGTTACCTATATAAAAATATGATTCGCGAAACGAAAACGGCTAAGAAGGTTTCGAAGCATCGTCATCAGCGCGTTTTGTCAACTCGTCATATTGGTGGCGTAGCTTACCCGTTGACACGATTTGACTGTCGAACTTTTTAACGAATTCGAGCATCTGTTTTTGAAGTTTCTCGCGACGCTCTTTCTCACGAATCAGCATCGCGATAATCTTAAGCCCGACCTCTGCTACTAATCCCCATGGAATGCCCACCAGTTCACCTCATTATCACATCATCATAACCCCACGTCGTAAGACGGTGGCGGTTCCTTTTGTCGTCTTGAAATAAGTAAACACATTTTGCTTTTGACAACTCGATCGTAAAAACGTTATTCGGTAGCTCGTGCGGTTGTGCGCAATCGTCTGGGGCATAAGCTTTCACCGCTACGTCGAACGATATTCGTTGCACCAAGCCGAAACGAGATTGACAGATAGAAACGCCTCGCGCATCCCATTTGCTACCATTGCAGCCGATATGAGCGGCGAGCGTCTCCGCATTTACGAAATCGATGAAAGCCCATGAGTGCTGAGCACTCGTGTCAAAAGCTCCGATCTCTAGCGGACAATAACTATTCTCTCGCATCTCTAAATTAAGATCGGGATCGTATACGTATTCGAAGTCGTTACCTGGGTTGATTAGGACGTGTTCGCGATGACACGACCGGATTTTAACGATCGACGCTTTACGAAATAGCGACGCCTTGAACGTGTAATGTGCTCTCGCCGGGACAACTAAAAGCCCATCAGCTTCATACTTCATCCCGTCGATCTTAATCGGCATATCCATGCGGTACAGCTTATCTGGGGATTGTGTGTCTACCGTTGCGCATGATGCTACGAGTAAGCT